GTTGAAATTAAAAATACTACCAATGATGCATACGGGCCCGTTTTACGCTTCGTTAAAGATAAGGGCGCCGCAGGCGCCGCAAACGATGTCGCGGGAATGATTGAATTCTATGCAGATGACGCCGCACAAGATCAAGTATTGTTTGGTCGGATTGCAAGCCAAGTTTCAGTTCACACTAACGGGCAAGAAGGTGGTCTAATTGCACTACAGGTTGCATCTCACGATGGTGAAATCAATAATGGACTTGTTATTGTTGATGGTTCCGAGGAGGACGAGATAGACGCAACAATTGGTAATGGTGCAGCTTCTACCACAACGGTCGCTGGTAATCTATCTGTTACTACTAACTCTTTTGTCGCCGGATATACTCATTATGACTCCAGTCCTGCTGACACTGTTGCTTCCGGAGTTACAGCCACATTCACAGCAGGAGAAGATTTGGAAGTTGGAGAATGCGTCTACTTTAAGTCCGATGGTAAGATGTGGAAAGCTGTCGCGACTGCCGTAGCAACAACATCATGTGTTGCCATGGCAACGGCAGATATATCAGCGGATGCCACCGGCGTGTTCTTGTTGAAAGGATTTTTGCGCGCCGACACTAATTTCCCAACTTGGACAGTTGGGGGTAGGCTTTACACTCCCGAAGCTGAAACGTCTGGACACAACGTTCCCGAACAGGCTGCACCCGATACAGATGGAGACTTTGTTCAGGTTATTGGATGGGCAGTCGACGGAAATACCGTTTACTTCTGTCCCGATAGTACGATAATTGAGGTTGCGTAATGGCGTTTGAGGGAGTTAATGGCGTTGCAGCCTCCAGCATCGAGGGAATTAATGGTGTTGCGAAAAGCAGCATCGAGGGAATTAATGGCGCCGCGCCACCGACCACATCTCATACGGATTTGTGGGTGCTTGTCGGGAAGTCTGGTAAAGTAGGTACTAGCGCCAACGGAACTGATTGGACAGTTTATGATATGGGGAGTACTGATAACTGGGCAATTGTCTATAATAAAGATTCAAGTGGTGATGATATGTGGGGCATGGCGCACAATTCCAACACCGCCGAGTTTTTAACTAGCTCTACGCCGGACGATTCCGGCGCTTGGGGAACCACCAACCTTGCGGGATCTTTTACAGCCCGCGGACTAGCAATAGACAAACAGAGTGGCAAGTGGTATTTCGCCACCAAAACCACGAACGCCAACAAGATAATGTTTACCGGTAGTCGCGATGCTGATAGCTTTGGCTCCTTTGATTATAGCGGCGTTGTCACTACTTATGGTGTTAATTATGGAGTCGCCAGCAATGGCTCGGGCACTATTATGATAGGAGTCCGCGACGATTTAATTGCTACTTCGTCTGGCGGCTTAGTTGGTACCGCCAACTTTCTTGGCGGCAACAATATCAACAAAGGAGTTGCCCAAGGAGGTGGCAAGTGGTTTGTGTTAGCAAATAGTGGCAAAGCAGCAGTAAGTGTCGATGGCGGTCAAAATTGGACAGACATTTCTAGTGATATCGACGGCGCCGGAACAACGGCTCTCAATGCACTTGCATACGATGGCGGCGCCAATGGCACGGGAACATGGATTATAGTTGGAAATAGCGCATATATGGCCAGAAGCACAAATAATGGCGTTGACTGGACTGAAATTGATCACTCCTCAACACACACTAGAAAGCTTCAGCACATCGCAACAAATGGCAGCGGAACGTGGGTTGCAGTTGGAGACGATGGGCGCATCGGAACAAGCACCGATCATGGCGCCGCATGGTCATGGAGCGATGAGTCCATCGCCCAGGATTTGAAGCACGTTGCAATTAACTGGCAACTTCCTTTGATGGGGGGATAATATAAGAGAATGAGAATCATTCAAACAAATATCAAATATGTGACACTTGACGATCTAAGGCCCTTAAAAGACTATGATAGCCCAGCAGAAGGCACTATAGAAACCAATGGCTATGTAGTCGTTTCGATGATTAACAGTGAGTATGATCGGTTACTATTAGCAACAGGCTCAATAGAGTATTACACACCAGCAGAAAATGAAAAAATCTTACGTGTTGTTCAGAATGCTGAGCTTATTAATATTATCAGAAACGAGCACATAAAGGTAATAAGTGTTGAAGAAGTAGAATAAGCTTTACTTCTGCTTTAAGCTCTTAATATATTTGCTTTTTCGATGTAGGAGCACTATTTATTTTGAATTAGTATTTTTTTAGGAGCACCTGTATGTCTAGTTTATTAAAGGAAGCGATCGTCGATGCTAAAGCTCTTCGCGAAACCGCTCTAAAGAGCGCCGAAACCACAATTGTTGAAAAGTATTCTGATGAGGTTCGTCAAACTTTAGAAAAGCTCTTGGAACAAGATGAGCTTGGTGGAGATCTCGGCGGAGAACTGGGTGCAGATCCCGCAGCAGAGCCTGCAGTTGATCCACTAGCAGACGCCGGCGCAATTCCAGCAGATCCTGCTGCCGAGAACGAGGAAGAAGGCGAAGAGATCGTAGACGATGTTAATCTTGCAGCTACTGATGACCTGAGCGGCGCCAGCGGTACCGGACTTAGAGGCCTCCCTAGCAGCGGAGAAGAAGCAGAAGTAACCGTTAGTTTAGATGCTTTACAGGAAGCCGTCGCGGCACTCGAAGCAGAGTTGCGAGAGTCCGATGAGATTGAATTAAACGAAGAAGATCTCGCCGCCGTGCTTTCGGAAGAAGACGTTGAAATCACAGAAGCTGGAGGAGGCTGTCCTGCTGCAGAAGAAGATGCAGAAGAAAGAGAGTTCGAAGGCTCCGATGAGGGCGGCATGAAAGAGGTCGTGGATATCGATGGATTGGCCGATGCTATTGCAGAAGAGCTTTCCGTTGACATGGGCGCCGAATTGACAGGCTGGTCCGGAAATTCTGCAGACTATATGAAGCATGAGATGGAAAGAGAGTTGGCCTCTCGACGCTCCACCGAAACTGAAGAAGAATTAAAAGATTTGAAGAAAGCTCAAGAAGAGTTGGTTTTTGAAAATAAACAACTTAAAGGGCAATTGACACAATATAAGCAGGCAACAACCGAGCTTAAGGAGAGTTTACAAAATGTAAACCTTTCTAATGCTCGCCTGCTTTACACGAACCGTGTATTAAGAGATACCTCCTTAAATGAGCGACAAAAGGAAACGATTGTCGAAGCTATTTCGAGCGCCGGTTCAGTTACAGAAGCAAGAACAATTTTTGATACGCTTCAAAGCACAGCGCAGTCGGCACCTAAGCGTGCCCCAAAATCGTTGAGCGAAGCAATTAATCGTCGTTCTAATTCATCTGTAATTCGTGCTAGCCGCAAGGAAAGCACGTCATCCGATTCTTTCCAAGATCGTATGAAAAAACTAGCTGGAATAAAATAAAAACAAAACATAAATAAATCATTATATATAAGGAGGTGATTAAAAATGGCTGGTATTGTTGAAAGATTAACGGAAGGTATCGTTAATCGTGATATGCGTGCTGAAGGGCATGCATTGTTAGAAAAGTGGCAGCGCACCGGACTTCTTGAAGGTCTGGGAACAACACGCGCACAAAACGGAATGGCCCGTTTGCTTGAAAATCAGGCAAAAGAGCTTCTTCGTGAGGCAAGCACAATGAGTGGTGGAGATGTAGAGGGTTTCGCAGCCGTCGCATTCCCAATCGTTCGTCGTGTATTTGCCGGTCTGATCGCAAACGATCTCGTTAGCGTTCAGCCCATGAGTCTCCCAAGTGGACTCATCTTCTTCCTGGATTTCACCACATCTACAAGTGGTCCAGGTCTGCCCCGTCTTGGTTGGCCCGCATCGGGTTCTGCTGAAGAATCTCTTTGGGGTGGACAGGTTGTAGGCTCCAAGCTTACTGGTGGTGTGGATCTCTCTGGAGATGGTGCCGAAGCCGGTCCTTACGGACTTAACAACGGCTACGCTTCTCCAACTGGTTCCACTGGAATTGTTGGAACGACCTGGGTCATGATTGCAACTGGTGTTGCAGGACAGGCCGCCGGAACAACTAACGGAGCTATTTCTTGGGATGCATCAACGCAGGCTAAGATTGATGAATTGACAGATTATGATCCAGATCTTTCTGGTTCTCTTGTCGCTATTCTGGAGATCACTGGTTCGTCCGCGCTTGCACAGCTTAACGTTCAGAACCTTAGTGCTATTGCGCTCGCTGCTGATGGTGACTCTGACGTTAACCAACCAGATGTTCTCAACTCGGTCAAGCTTGTTCGTCGTCTGACTAAGGTCTCTAGTGGCTCTCTGTCGACAGATCCAAGCATGGGTCCGACAACCGATCGTGGTGTTACTGCGGAAGGTGGTTACAAGATGACTATGGTCTTCACCCAGCGTTCAGGTTCTGTTACTTTCCATGGTGATGGTTCCGCTACTGGTAATGGTATGATGCCTGTGCTTACCGGTAACAACGTCGACGCAAACTACGCTCTTAATATTGCGTTCCCAATTACTGACAAGTTCCAAGCTTCGACAGCTATTGGTTCCGTTATTGGTGCTACTGAGTGGGGCCTCGAAAATAACCAGTTGATCCCTGAGATCGACATCAAGGTCGACAGCATTGCTGTAACCGCTGTAACCAAAAAGCTCAAGGCCAAGTGGACTCCTGAGTTAGGACAAGATCTTAACGCTTACCACAACCTTGATGCAGAGGTTGAGCTTACAAGCATTCTCTCTGAGCAGATTGCTCTTGAGATCGATCGCGAGATCATCACTGATCTCATTCGCGGCGCTACTGCCTCTACCTACTTCTGGAGTCGCTCTCCCGGTTTATTCGTTGAGCGTGACACTGGTAAGGAAATCGGCGCTAGCTCTGCTGCACCAGATTTCACTGGTACAGTTAGTGAGTGGTACGAGACACTTGTTGAGACAATCAATGATGTTTCTGCCCAAATCCACAGAAAGACTCTTCGTGGTGGTGCTAACTTCGTCGTCTGCGGACCTGAAGTTGCAAACATCCTTGAGTTCACTGCTGGATTCCGTGCATCCGTCACAGCTGATGACGAGAAGGGCTCCATTGGAGCTGTTCGCGTTGGAAGCCTTTCCAAGAAGTTCGACGTGGTTGTAGACCCCTACTTCCCACGTTCAATAGTTCTTGTTGGTCGTCGTGGTGGAAGCTTCCTTGAGAGTGGATATGTATACGCACCTTATGTGCCACTACAGACTACACCCACTATCTTTGGACCAGAGGACTTCGTGCCCCGCAAGGGCGTGATGACTCGGTACGCCAAGAAGATGGTGCGTCCCGATATGTACGGCTTGGTTGTCGTCCAGGGTCTCCTTGGAGTAGCCGGCGCTACCGCTTAATTAGCATAGCAAAAATAAATGTAAAGCCTCCGTCAATTGGCGGGGGCTTTCGTTTGTCTAAAACTACTTACCTGTGAGCCCTTCAGGGCTTATATTGTTTTATGATATGATTATAAATGGAGGATTATGAACAATGGGTACAAAAAGAATAGGCTTGGCTAGAGTCCAAGTATTACTTGAGAATTTAAAGAGGGAAATTCAGCTCGGCGCCGGTACTGAGCTTCTTGGATTGCGTAAAAACGTCATCGCACTTGACAATGCTTCGGCCGCTGTCGCCAGAGTGTTAACTGCATCCGAAAGTAACTCGCTTGTTACTCTCAGCGTAACATCCGATACAGGAAGTAGAGGAATTGCTGTTACAATGCCGACACCAACCGTTGGACTACAGTTTGATTTTGTTATTGCAGATCCGGGTGATGGCACAAACAACATCACTATTAAAACGGCAACAGATGCTGTTAACTTCAGAGGAGTTTATCAATCTGTAAAAGATGGTGTCGAAGGCTCTGTTTTTGACTCATCGACACTTGTTTTTGATGTAAGTGATGTGGGAACAAAGGCTCACTTGATTGGTACTTCTTTCAGCGTTGTCGCTGATGGTTCTCACTGGTATGTTATTGGTGGATTGAACTACGGTGGTGAAGATGCTTCGGGTACTGGTTTCGAGCCAGCAGCTGGCACTGATGCTGATGACTAAGATTTACGTCGGCGATTAAATTCGTCTTCAGTTTTTCGGACCCTCTTCTTCGGAAGGGGGTTTTTTTTATAAAATATCGATCTGCCAAATTTTTTCGCCGGTAAATTTTTGAGATTTTGCTTTTTTATACTAATTACTACATAAAACAGGAGTTTTTTATGGGCAAGAAAAGAAGACTTAATTCTGCCAAGTTCAAATTTAGCGCAAAGCACTCAAATCATCCGAGAATGAAGCTTTTGATGAAAGAAAGCAATCCCGTCGCTTCCGAAGACGAGCCGCCAGAAGCCGAGACGTTCCCAGTGCCAGAGGCACCACCAGAGGCAGTGATAGAGGCTAAGCCGACACAAAAGGTAAATGCGTCCGAGACCCCGACTTTAACTAAGTCGACCCTCACAGAAGAGCCAAAAACGAAGAAATCGACGCCAACGCGCAAAAAAACAACAACTACTAAGAAAAAAAGAGTAACAAAAAAGAAGACAACTAGTGCGGTGATATAAAATAACTTAATCTTTATGATAAGAGCCCTCAGCTTGTCTGGGGGTTTTGTTTTGTCAGAACTAATTATTGCAGGAGAACCCTATCTATGCCCACGAATTTAAATCCTCAGTCTCAAACGAGTGCTATAATTTTGCCTGCTACCGGCGCCGCCGGCGTTCAAGCAGGTGTAGCCGATTCGACCGCACATGATCGAGCAGTCGCCGGCCAAACCATCTTAACGGCTTGTCCGTTTGGCGCCTATACTGGCTCGTTGGACTTTCTCACCGGTGCATCGATGCAGGTAGATTACGTCTATAAGAAGCTTGGTGGCGACGTGATCGATATCGAGTTAACTGTTGATAACGTCTATGCTGCATACGAAGAGGCTGTTTTAGAATATTCATATATTATCAACACACATCAAAGCAAAAATTCACTCTCTACCATGCTAGGTCACCACACCGGCACTTTCGATTATGAGGGCCGCCTAAAGAACCCTTCAGCGCTCACTGGCGCCGGAGACCCACAAATAGCCGTTAGGTACCCAAGATTTCAGTTTTCATCAGCTAAAAGAGTTGGTGGTGGGTTATCCCAGGTTGGTGGACTGGGCGGATCTATAGCGGAGTACTCGGGCTCTTTTGCTCCTGCTGCAAATGTTCAAGATTATAATTTACAAAAAATTATTGAAGATGCATCGACTAGCGGAGAAGACACCGCTGGTGAATCAGTTGATTTTGCTGGCAAGATAGATGATAATCAAAAAATAACTATTACAAAAGTTTACTTTGTCTCTCCGCGAGCAATGTGGAGATTCTTCGGATATTATGGTGGCGTGGGCGTAGTTGGAAATTATTCGACTTATGGTCAGTTTGCGGACGACTCAACTTTCGAGATTATCCCGACATGGCAGAACAAAATGCAAGCAATCATGTATGAGGACTCGATATATACTAGAACGTCTCATTATTCTTATGAGTTAATAAATAATAAATTGAGATTATATCCAACGCCAAGTTACTGGTCTATGCAGCTAGATCGAATATGGTTTAAGTTTTATGTAGAAGAGGATCCGTGGAAGGAGCCTGATGGATATCATGATGGTACTTTGGGCGTAAACAATATGAATACGTTGCCTTATGAAAATATTCGCTATGAAAATATTAACTCAATGGGCAAGCAGTGGATTCGAAAATTTGCATTAGCTCTTTGCAAGGAAATGTTAGGTCAAATTCGAGGCAAGTTTACCACTGTTCCGATTCCCGGTGAAGCCGTAACATTAAATCATGCCGAATTGCTTGGTCAGGCAAAAGAGGAGCAAGATCAGCTCAAATTAAGTTTAACGGAGATGTTGGCGACCATGGAATACACAGAATTGGCGAAGAAAGATGTCGAATTATCAGATGCAACCACAGCAACGTTCAAAAACTCTCCATTACCGATATTTGTAGGATAATAAAGCATGGCAAATGAATGGGATCGACCAGAAAGCCCCCCACCTCCGCTTTTTCTCGGAAAGAAGGAGCGCGATCTTGTTAAGCAAGTCAATGACGAGCTTATTGAAAAGGTTGTTGGTCAGCAGATTCTGTATTATTCAATTGACATGGATACTACAAATTTCCATCCATTATATGGAGAAGCAATTGAAAAAACATACTTGCCTCCTGTTAGGGTGTATGCTTTGGTCGAATGGAAGACCGAGAAGACTGANTATCTTGAGGGAGTGGGNATTGATAAGACTTGGGAGATTACTGTGCGATTTCATAAGCGTAGATTAACTGAGGATCAAGATCTGTTTGTGAGAGAAGGAGATTTTGTACTCTACGGCGATCATTATTACGAGATAGTTGACTTAGCAGAAGATAAGTTGCTGTTTGGTCAAGTTGGACATGAATATGAAGTAGTCGCTGAGTGCAAAAGAGCCAGAAAGGGGCTATTCGATGCTACCTGATAATTTTGATTTTGCGATGTTGCCTGATAGTCCGTCCAGCTATACGTTAAAAGAGCTTGGCATGCTGGAGTCGTCAATTGAGACTATTGACTATACCATGGTTTCTTGGCTAAAAGAAGACTTAAAGTTAGGCGCCACGACAAACGAGGGCTTTAAGAAGGTGCCTGTATTGTGGCAAACACCGGAACGCGCCTTTCAAATTAAGCACGATAAAGATTTGAGAGACAACTCCGGAGCATTTAAGCTTCCTGTTATAAGTATCGAAAGAACCAATATGGTTAAAGATCCCGCGAAAAAAGGATCATTTCAGGCACACTATTATTCAGACAGGAAGAATGGCAGATCTGGTCGTTGGGTAATAGCCAAGAGAATTGTAGAGGATAAGACTCGTAATTTTGCAGTCGCCGGCAATACTAGAAATGCACAAGATTCAGGTGGAACTAGTCAACAATATTACCCGAGAGTCAACAAAAAAATCATCATACAGACGCTCTCTGTGCCCATCCCGGTGTATGTAAATGTTGAATATAAGATTACCATTAAGACAGAATATCAACAGCAGATGAACGAGATTTTACAGCCTTTTATCGCTAGAACGGGACAAATTAATGCATTCACAATGAAGAGAAACGGGCACCTGTATGAAGCATTTATTGATCAAGGGTTTTCTCACGGCAACAATACTAGAAATCTTGGCCAAGAAACAAGGATGTTTACAACGGATATAACAATCAGAGTTCTTGGATACTTGATAGGGGAAGGCGAAAATGATGATCGCAGAATTGTCAGGATAGATGAGAACGCTGTGGAGGTTACTTTTCCGCAAGAGAGAACGGGNCCCCCTGGAGAGCCAAACTTCTTTGGTAAAATTAAAAAATAAATTTACACTTCCTGAACAGCGTTTTAGCGCCTTTTGAATTTAAAAATACTATTTAATTAATGATTGCGCTATCATTTGCGAGATTTTTATAAGAGGAAAGCAATATGTCAGTAAAAAGTTTTAAGTTTGTATCTCCTGGAGTGTTTATTAACGAGATTGATAACTCCTATATCCCTAAGTCTTCGGACAATATCGGCCCGGTCGTCATCGGACGCGCCCAACGCGGCATCGCTATGCAGCCCATAACCGTCGAATCTTATTCCGATTTTGTTACCATGTTTGGGGACACTGTGGCTGGTGGTGGGTCCGGAGACGTTTATCGTGATGGGAACCTTCAATCTCCCATGTATGGAACTTATGCTGCGAAAGCTTTCTTAAACGCGAATGTTGGTCCTCTTACATATGTTCGTCTTCTGGGTCAAGAAAATTATACGACTAACGGCTCCACCGGCGATGCTGGTTGGAAAACTCCAAATAACCAGCATGCTGAATTTGCTGATAATGGCGGCGCCTATGGTATGTTCGTATTTCACTCTGGCGCAACTCTTGATGCCGGCGAGGCAAGACTGGCTGCCGTCTGGTATGTAGACAGCGGAGTTGTAGCTCTGAGCGGCGCCGTCCGCGGATCCATGGGTGGTACCCGAGTAGGCAGCGATACTGATGGTCAGCACACATGGGGTGGCGGTGGCGGAGACTCAACTGCTTCCGTTAATACGGTTATTGGCCTTGGCACTGATAGCCTGTGGACTATGGTCGTCACAGGTTCGGGCTATGCGGAAAAGAAGATTAAGTTCAATTTTGACGAAAGCTCGGAAAACTACATTCGCAAGAAGTTTAATACAAACCCTCAGCTCGGTAACCAAAACGCTTCTGATTTTTATCCCTCAACCGCCGAAACTTCATATTGGCTTGGAGAAACATTTGAGGCATTCTTGAGAGACGGCGGTGCTGACGGAAATAGTCTTCTCACAGGCTCACAGGCCGTTATTCTTGGAATTCAAAACGGAAGCGGCCTCGGCCCCCACCAAAAGAAACAAGAATCCCGCGAGGCCGTTGCTGGCTGGTTTATTGGTCAGGATCTTGGGGAGGCTGCCTCTTATGTGCCTTTCAATCAGCAGAAGCTGTTCCGACTTAAAGGTCGTGGTCATGGAGAGTGGCTCCACAATAATGTTAAAGTTTCAATTGAAAAAATTAGACAACCAATTACCAATTCTACTGAGTATGGTACTTTCTCTCTTGTTCTCAGAGATCTAAATGATACCGATAACGCTGTATCGATTTTGGAGAGATTTGACAACCTTACGCTTGATCCGACTTCTGTTAACTTTATTGCTAGAAGAATAGGCGATAAGTATAACAAATGGGACGCTACCAATAGGCGCCTTAAAGAGTATGGCGAATATGATAATCAGTCCAATTTTGTATATATTGAAATGAATGCTGATGTAGAAACAGGACAGACAGAGGCCACGTTGCTTCCATTTGGCTACTTCGGACCGCCTAAATTTACAAACCTCGTAACGGTTGTTAGTGGTGGATATAGCTTTGAGTCTGATGAAGACACATTCTACAGAGTCGACGGCAGCGCTGCCAACTGGACCGCGTTTATCACTGGGGGCTCTACCCCTAATCCGCGCCCCGGCATCCTACCGGAGGCAGACACTGCGGGGGGTAAAGGCGACGGCGGCAGTACAGCTGTCAGTGGTCTGAATTACCTGCCGTTTCTTTCCGGCGGCCTTGTTTATCGTTCCGCCACGACCTTTAACGATGATGGTGGAAACCTAACCGGATCGATTTTATTCCCGAAAGCCAGATTAAGAAACTCTGCCTCTGATGGTGGTCTGAGCGATCCTACAAATGCATATTTTGGATTCCAAACTACTCAGCAAAGCGCATCGACAATCCCACAGCGAGGCATTGGCTCGTTACATAACTTGTTGTACACTGACTTCCCATCAGATCCGGTAACTACCGGGTGGCGCGCCACATCTGGCGTTGATGCATGGTCNTATGTTTTCAGCTTAGACGATGTTGTNAGTGGTTCGGATGGCTANTATTANCANTCAGGATCTCGCGCTGAGGTCTCGAAAGGGGTCACCGACGCCGATGGTTCTGCCACTAATGCTAGTATTGCTGATCTTCTGGACAATGGATATAATAGCTTCACGGCTCCCTTCTGGGGTGGCCACGATGGATTTGATATTACAAAGCCAGATCCAATGTATAACGCAGGTATGTCTTCAACATCAACTGAAGTAAACAGCTACGCATACTACACCCTTAAAAGAGCAATTGATACGGTCGCTGATCCCGAATACGTCGATATGAACTTGTTGACAATTCCTGGCTTAACCTTGGACGCTCTTACTGCGCATGCAGTCACTACATGTGAAGAAAGAGCAGATTCGATGGCGTTGATTGACTTGCCTGACGTTTATGTTCCTCCTCATGAGGCAATTAAGTCGACAAAGGCAGACAGAGTAGCTACTACGCCACTTGCCGCAGCCAAAGCTTTGAGAATCAGAGAAATTAACTCTAGCTATGGCGCGACGTTCTACCCATGGGTGCAAACGCGAGACGCTGTTTCGGGACAACTTGTTTGGATCCCGCCAACCGCTGCTATGTTAGGGGTCTTGGCTAGCTCGCAGGCTGCATCTGAAATTTGGTTTGCTCCAGCTGGATTCAACAGAGGTGGACTTACTGATGGGGCCGCAGGTATACCAGTCACCGGTATCACTGAGAGGCTGACATCCAAAGATCGAGACAACCTCTATGAAAGCGGAATTAATCCTATCGCATCGTTCCCCTCCACAGGGATCGTATTGTTCGGACAGAAAACGCTTCAAAATTCAGCTTCTGCGTTGGATAGAATCAACGTTAGAAGACTTGTCATCTATTTGAAAAAGCAGATTTCAATTCTCTCTACTCAGGTTCTTTTTGAACAGAATGTTTCAGCAACGTGGAACCGATTCAAGACACTTGTCGAGCCTTTCTTGGCAAATGTTAAGACTCGATATGGTATCACCGATTACAAACTCATACTTGATTCTAGCACAACAACTGATGACCTGATTGATCAAAACATCATGTACGCTAAGATTATGGTGAAGCCCGCAAGAGCTATTGAGTACATTGCCATCGACTTCGTGATTGCCTCAACCGGTGCATCATTCGATGACTAAAAGATGGGGGATTTTCCCCTTAACCCACTATTTAATTTAGAAGAATACATATAGGAGATCTACATAATGGCATTCTGGGCAACAAACTTCGGTGAAGATACCACCTTAAAAGATCCAAAAAGAAAATTTAGGTTTACAGTAGAGATTCAAGGAGTCAATGCATCGCAAGGCGGCGCCGCCGCATGGTACGCGAAATCGGTTTCCAAGCCTTCGTTTCAAATTGCAGCTGCAGAGCACAAATATTTGAATCATACCTTTTATTACCCTGGCTCCGTTACATGGCAAGATGTCTCTCTTACTTTAGTTGATCCTGTTGACCCTGATATGACCGCCACTCTTGCAGACATTGTTGCTCTTAGTGGCTATACTCCCCCCACCGACGAAAATTCGTTAACCACCATGTCCAAGGCTAAGTCTGCTGGTGCACTCGGCACTGTTTTGATTACACAAATCGATTCTGAAGGCGAAGCTCTTGAAACATGGACGCTTTGGAACTCTTTTATTACTGAGCTTAAATTTGGCGATCTGGAGTATGGTGGCGATGATCTGACTGAGATAAGTGTAACGCTTAAATATGACTGGGCCCGTGTAGAAACTCCTCAGAGTACTTCTTCGGCAACCCTCGGCGAGGGCGGAAACGAGTTCTTCAGCAGCTAAAAAGACAAACAATTAAAACGAGAGGTGTATATTGTCTAGAAATAAACAGCGCACGGGCGCATCGCAGCCCGACGCAAGCCCGCCCCCGGCTTTAACACAGGGCCCCGCAGACGGCGGATTTTCATTTGTGGTGCCAACTGAATTTGTTGAACTGCCATCACAAGGTAAATTTTATCCAGAGAGTCACCCTTTACACAATCAAGAAGCGATTGAAATAAGACAGATGACAGCCAAAGAAGAAGATATGCTAACGTCGCGCACCCTTCTTAAGAAAGGTGTCGCCATTGATCGTGTGTTGGCTAGTTTGATAGTCGATAGAAGAATTAATCCGGATCATCTACTGGTTGGAGACAGAAACGCCGTTTTAATCGCTATAAGAGTTTCGGCTTATGGGAACCAATATAATACAAAGGTTGCATGTCCCGCTTGTGGAAACAACGATAGATACGAATTTGATTTGAATTCTGCGAATATCTATAAGGGTGGTGATCTGGAAACACTTGATGTAATCAGTAATTCTGATGGAACTTTTACAACGTTGTTACCCAAGACTGGCTTAAATGTACAATTTAGATTATTAAATGGATACGATGAAAGAAACTTAATGTCAGGAATGAAGTCGGATCGAAAACAGAATATTCACGAACGCGGCATCACGAGACAACTTAAAAACTTTATTGTTTCCGCGGATGGGAATTCTCAACCAAAGGTTATAGACTATGTTGTTGCCAATATCCCTTCTATTGATTCTCGACATTTAAGGTTGGCTTATAAGCTAGCTGCGCCAAATATTGATTTAACACAAGTTTTTCTTTGTGACGAATGCGGCCACTCGGCTGAAATGGAGGTCCCGCTGACTGCGGACTTTTTTTGGCCTGACCGATGAATATGTAGAAAACACATACGAGCAATTTTTCTTTTTAAAATATTCGGGAGGATGGTCGTTTACGGAGGCTTATAACCTTCCTGTTGGTTTAAGGAAATGGTTTGTTAAGAGATTGATGAAACAATTGCAAGCAGAACAAGAAGCAATAGAAAACTCCAAGACAGGCGCCGGCGGCAAAAAGTCGCAGACGCTCTCTAGGCACAACCAACCCCCCACCCCCAGTCAGTATAGAAGCTTGCAGAAGACAGGACGATAGTCTTGTCTTTTTTGTTTATAAACTATTTATTTTAGATTGTTAAAGAGGGACTCATATGGCAGATTCCGACATAGTTGCCGCGATTCAAGAATTGGGCAAGAAAATAGACAAAGCCGGCGGCGATGAAGGCAAGGGCGGCAAAGGCAGATCTATAGGCCGCGACACCGACAAAGGCCTTGGTGACCTCCAAGAAGAGCTTGATTTATTAACTCAATATGAAGCAAAGCTCAAAAAACTAGGTAAATCTCAAACTGCGCGTTTTGCCCAAGCTGAGCAGGCTAGAATAATTGCAGCAAAAAAACTAGAGATATTACAAGCCGAACTTGAGCTAAAAGGAGAATTCGATGCCTCCGATGCGAAAAGGTTAGAGTCAGCCGAAAAAGATCTTGAAGTAGCCGAACGGAAGCTTGAGAAGCTCGAAGAAGCGACTCAGGCCATAAAACGAAATACTGCGGAAATGGGGCGCCTTGGTGGTGCCGCAGCCGATGCAGTATTGCCGCTAGAAAAAAGTAAGTTCTTTAATGTCGACGCGATGAAGAACCTTTGGACCGTCATGAATGCCGGCGTTGGAGGGATGGCCGCCGGCCTAGCTAGTTTTGGTATTGGCATAATTGAAAACTTTATTGGCGGTATAATTGATGCTATTTTTGCAATAGATGAAATGGAAACATCTATGCAAAGAGCCACAGGCATGTCTGCAGATATGGCACGTCAATTTTCTGACGCTTCTGATTCTGTATCGCAGTATTGGATATCAGTTGAACAATTCGGCGAAGCGGTCGAAGGTCTATATGGAACGTTTAGTGATTTTACTATGCTTGGCGCCAATATGCAAAATCAGTTAGCCGCCACAACTTCTGTGTTGATGGAATGGGGCGTAAGCGCTGAAACTATTGGCGATACATTTCAATACGCGACCAAAATGATGGGGCAAACTGCTGCGCAAGCAAACACTACAGCCTTAGAGATATCTAGCCTAGCTATGAATATCGGAGTGCCTGTTGACCAGATGATGCAAGATTTTACCACCATGATGCCTCAATTAGCAAAACTAGGCCCAGCTGCTAGCGACTCTTTTAGAGAAATGGCCAGAGTATCAAAGATTACTGGCTTGGAGGTTCAAAAACTATTAGCTCTTACGGATAAATTTGACACTTTCGAGGGCGCAGCAACGATGGCGGGCCAACTAAATGCTGCACTAGGTGGCAACTTTGTCAATGCTATGGATATGATGACGGCTACCGATCCCGTCGAGCGTTTCGAAATGTTGAGGGGCTCTCTAGAAGAAGCTGGCCTAACATTTGATGATATGTCGTATTATCAAAGACAATTCTTCGCAGAGTCAATGGGTCTCGATAGTGTGGGCGATCTGGCTCTTATGATGAGCGGCAACATGAGCGCTCTCGGAGAAGAGACCAATAGAACCGCTAGAGACTATGAAGAAATGGCGCAAGCCGCCGCAGAACAAGCGACACTGCAAGAAAAATTTGACGGGTTTCTTCAAGATATCATGAGAACTCTTGTTGATGGTGGCCTGCTTGATTCTATCCATGATTTGTTTGATCAATTTTCTAAAGGCAAAGGCCCTCTTATCGAGATTAAAAATGGTATTTTGAATTTTGTTGAAGAAATGAAAAAATTAAAGCCATTGTTCACGTGGATTATTGAAAATTGGCGCCAAATAGTAGAAGGCTTTATCATATTTAAAGGCTTGCAGATAGCAGGCACGTTGGCCCCAATTGTGAGGCTTTTTGGCGGTATGGCTGCAAAGATATGGGGCTTGGTCACTGCCAAAGGCGCCGAAACCGCTGCTGATGTTACTAGCATAGGCCCCCGCGCCACGGTCATTGGCCAAAAAACGGCCGAAGCTAATCGAACCGACAACGATACCAGAGCTAAAGAAATGAATACTGCTGCCAACTATAGAAATGCGCCTTCTGTTACAGCTGTGGGCACCGCCTCTGCTAGCACATGGCCAGCTATATTGGCCATGGGTGTGGCAATGCTCTTTTTAGGAGCGGGTATTGGATTGGCCGCTTATGGTTTAAGTTTCTTTGTTGCGGCTTTTGAGCCATTTGAGGCAGATCAAATTTTTGCGATATCGCTTGCGATCCTTGCCTTTGGAGCAGCTATGGCATTTATTGCATATGTTATGATTAGCGCCGCCCCTGCAATGCTAGCATCTACCCCGGCAATGTATGCTATGGCTTTTGCCTTTTTGGCTATTGGTGCAGCGATCGCTCTGGCTGCATTTGGATTTTCAATGTTTGTTGATGCATTGGCGCCACTTCCGCCAAGTCAAATTGCGGCTATATCTGGTGCATTTTTACAATTTGCCTTCGCCATTGGACTTTTGAGTTATGCGTTGATTACTATGGGAAATCCGTTGGCTCTTATTGGTCTTAAAGTTTTTGCTGGCGTTGTTGCAGTTATAACACTTTCAATGATTTCAATGATAGCTGCAGTTGGAAGTATACTTCCAGCTCTTGGTGAAATGTTTAACATGATGGGTGGCGCCGATTCCTCTGCCTTTGAAAATTTAGGCGCTGAAATGGAGACAATTTCAGAAGCTGTTGAGGATATGAATCTCGCGAAGGTTCTAGCAGTAACGGCTATGATAGGAGTCGGCGCCAGCAGATCCGGCGCCGTCCGCGGCGGTGGTGGTGGTG